AGTTCTAATAGATGTGTTGGTTGTTGTTAAACCAGTTTTAACATTAGTGATTGCTAAATTTGTATTGGCTAGTGCTGCTCGTTCAACAGCTTTCGTTTGAAATGTAGAAACAGCATTAGCGACTTGTAATCTATCAGAAACTAATAATCTGATGGCAGTATTTGTAGTTGTTAAACCAGTTTTAACATTAGTGATTGCTAAATTTGTATTGGCTAGTGCTGCTCGTTCAACAGCTTTCGTTTGATAAATTGCAACAGCGTTCGCCACCTGCAAATATTGGGTAGTAGAACCACCACCACCTCCAACAGCATCCCAATAAACTGTTGTTCCATTAGTTTTTAATGCATAGCCAGCGGTTCCAAGCGAACCATTAGCTACGAGTTTTCCGATAACATTATTACCAGAAACGGTCAAGTTGGTAGATATTGTAGCACGACCAGTGTGTGCTAAAACTCCAGAAGTAGTTGGCGATATTTGAGTTGCGTATATTGAAGCTGCATTCGCAACTTGTAATCTATCGGAAACTAATAATCTGATAGCTGTGTTTGTAGAAGTAAGTGCAGCCCACGTGGCACCGCCTGCGCTAATAAGAGCAGTTGCGTTTGCGACTTGAAGATAATCTGATGTAAAACTGAAAACAGAGGTACCATTCGAGGAATATATTTTCCTGTCTTTGGTATTAATTGCGAGTTCGCCTGTGGCGATGTCAGATGTAGTCGGAACTTTACTAGGTACAGAGCTGCGCTTAATCTTTATGGTTGAAGCCATAATATCATTTTTTCCTATGTAGGAGTTTAGAGAAAAGTCTTTCGACCTCTCCAAATGTTCTGGGAGAAGCCTTTCGGTCTCCCAGAATTATTCAGATACTAACTTATTTATTAATAAGATCCACCATCTATTACTGCATCAAGTTGCGCCATTGTGTATGATGAAAAGTCGATCGTTTGATTTGGCTCGGTAGTTAAACCCGTGAACAATTTATAAACACCATCAGTAGCGTCACGAATCAAACCAGTATACTTCGCACCACTGCTTACATATTTTTGATAGATACCCAGATCAATCGTGTCGGCAACGTTGTTATTGGCAACCTTGATCATATTATCGCCAAGCGATATGGTTGTGGAATCAATATACGTTAATGTTCCAGCAACTGTAAGGTTTCCGTTGATGCTTGTGTTTCCAGATACCGACAGATTGGTTCCAACAGTAAGACGACCAGCCGCAGCTACAAGACCAGATGCGCTAATGGTTCCAGCTGCTAGTGTTGCAATCGTACCTAACGATGTTAGAGAAGAAGAAGTTACGCCAGAAGCAAGAGAAGAACCACTAAGAGTTCCTGCGGGAGCAACGACGGCAGATGTAGTAACCGCTGTTACTAATCCTTTTGCATTTACAGTAATAACTGGTATTGCAGTTGTTCCACCAAATGCTCCGACATTAGAATTAACAGTAGCAAGAGTTGTAGCTGCGCCTACACTGGTAATATCACCTGTAAGGTTCTGTTGTGTTCCAGTTCCCCAATATACTGTTGAACCATTTGATTTTAACACCTCGCCAGAATTTCCAATGGTGCCATTGGCTACGAGTTTTCCAATTACAGTATTACCAGAAATTGTTAAGTTTGTAGAAATTGTAGCACGACCAGTGTGTGCTAAAACTCCAGTCGTTGATATTGTCTTACCTGCAGCGCCTAAAGTTGTATTTCCAGATACATCTAAATTGGTCGAAATCGTAGCACGACCAGTATGAGCTAGAAGACCTGAAGTTGTAGGGTCTGCTGACGATGCTTTTGTAGCAATATAGGTATTTGTATTCGCAAGCGCACTATTGAACGTAGTCGTGTTGACTTTTGTTGCGATAAAAGAATTAGTATTCGCTAATTGTGCTTTGATAAATGCGTTAGTATTCGCTAAAGCTAACCGTTCTATTGCTATGGTCTGATACGTCGTTGCAGCTGTGGTTGTCGCTAACTTCGTAGCAATATATGTGTTAGTATTCGCAAGAGCACTATTGAACGTAGTCGTGTTGACTTTCGTCGCAATATACGAATTAGTGTTGGCTAATTGCGCTTTGATAAATGCATTAGTATTCGCTAGAGAGTGTTCGCCCAATGCAAAAACTGTAGAACCTGTAGAGGAATAAAGTTTTTTATCTACTAAGTTAATTGCCAACTCACCCGCTTGCAGCGACGCAGGTACTGAAGAACCAGTGCTACTGCGTTTAATTAGAATCGACGATGCCATAATTTACCCCCTATTGGTTTGATTTCTAAATACTATTTATAACTGATCAGTTTTTGGTTTTAAAATAATACGCTCTTTATTAACTATTTTTCCTTCAGAACCACTAAATCCTTGTCGCACAACAGGTATGGGTGTTTCTAAAGTAGTGAAATTTTCAATCTTTTTAATTTCTACAACTCTTGTATTAGAAACATTAGTTAAATTTATAACTGATGGTCTTAATACTTTAGTATCGTTCTCTGCTAAAATATATCCTCTAGAATTCAATAATTCTTTCTCTAACAAAGTATTTCTTGTTTGTAAAAGAAGAACTGCTTGTGTTAGATCATTTATTTTTCGCTGTTGTTGAGACATATACTCTTCCAGCGCTTCTGTTTCTTTACTCATTAAAATGATCCGCCATCTAATTTATCAAATTTAGGAACACCACCTGCACCAATTTGTAATATCTCGCCACCACTTCCTGTTAGATATCCAAGAATAGAACTATTAGCTCCAAATAAAATACCATTAGTTGTTACTGAACTTAATCCAGTTCCACCATATGCTGTTGATAATACGTTGCTAAGAATAAGTCTAGATAATGATGTATTACCATATACTGTTAAATTATTAGTTATTGTTACATTGCCAAAGTTTCCAGTTCCGGATGGACCTAAAGTCACAAATACCACATTAGCTACATTTGCACCTGGTGCTGGTGCTGGTGCAGTCGCAATACCACCAGTGGCAGTTGATTTTATTAATGTCTCGCCAAGCTGAATGGTATTTCCAGATAACCAAAGATCTTTAAATCTTCTCCCATAACTTCCTATACTATAGACATTATTAGCTTCGGGTATTATGTCTCTAGTTGTTATAGTCTGTATAAACGCATTTGCGGTGCTGTTTCCGCCGCTTGAAGTATTCGCTTGCCATTTTTTAAGAGTAGAATTGTATACTAAAACCTGACCATTCGTTGCAGAATTAACACTGTTAATATCTATATCATCTAGATATTTTAAATTTACTTCGCCAGAACCTGGAGAACGGCCAGTCGCTGCGCCATATGCAATTCTAGATATTTTTGTTTCAACAGTATTTGTTAATTGCTCGAATTTTTTTTCTAAAGGAGCTATGTTCGCGTCAGAGCCTGGATCGCCTTTATCGCCTTTTTTTCCACGAGCACCATCATTGCCATCTTTTCCATCAACGCCATCTCTGCCGTCTTTTCCATCAAGTCCAGGATTGCCATCTTTTCCATCAATTCCATCTCTGCCATCAGCACCGTCTTTTCCATCAATACCGTCAATTCCGTCGACACCGTCAATTCCATTCTTTCCATCGGCGCCGACTGTTCCATCAACACCGTCAATTCCATCAACGCCATCAACACCGTCTTTTCCAGAAACACCTTTTTCACCGCGGGGTCCTATTTTTCCCTGCAGACCTGGATCGCCCTTTTCGCCTTGTAGGCCTACATCTCCTCGTTCACCTTGAATTCCTTGTTTGCCTTCATTGCCTGTAATTCCCTGTAAACCTTGATCGCCTTTTTGTCCAATAAAGCCGCGCTCTCCGCGAAGACCTATAGGTCCGCGGTCACCTTCTACTAATTCTAAAGAATTTAATTTGTCAAGAATTTGAGAAGAATTAACATCTAACTCTTCTCGAAGTTTTTGAACTTCTTTTTTTGTCTGAGATTCAGCTAACTTTAAAGCTGCAGCAAGTATTTTTGCTGTGTCTAATTCGTTCATTTATCATCCTGTAAGTTATCCTCATTTTCATTATTCACATTTTCAATCAGTTTGGACATATTTTCAATTAATTCTAATTCCTCTTTTGTTATATTTTTTGGAGCAGGAGGCTCTCCTTGCGGCATAGGTGGTGGCGGAGCTGGAAGCTCTTTCTGATTGTCTTGTTGTTGCTGTGGATTTGGCGGAGGCGCTGTAGCTTGCTCAGATCCTATCTGATCATCTAATTTTTGAATTTCGTCTTCAGTAAGTTTTAGAACATTTCTACGTATCCAATCTTGTGAATAATACCGACCAACATAAGCATCAGCCACTTGTAATAGATTCATACGCTGTGAAAGTATTTCTTGTTCTTTCAGTTCAGCATAATAATTATCTTCTTGAAAGTCGTAAGAAATATAATCTTTGATCTCTTTCCATTCAACTTTGGACATAACTCCAGTTAGCACCAATTGTGTTTCAAGAATCCGATCGAACACATGAGAGAATCTAGAACGGAGACGTGCTATTAATTTTGTGAACTTAATTTCGTCTCTGGTAATTTCTGACGACTTGCCCATGTTAAATGTGCTCTCAGACAACATTCTGCTGATAGGAACATTTAACGATTGATATAATTTTTTACGGAAGTATTCTACATCTTCTAACTGACCAAGATTTTGTCCACCAGGAAGTGTAGTGATTTCTGTTCCGCGGTTTCCTTCTCTGCGAGGGAGCCAATAATCTTCTAACATCGTCATGAATTTTCGATCATCTCTAACTTCACCTGTAGACGCGTCATACACAAGACGGTTCTTATGTTTGACCATCATATCGCGAAGATATTGTTCTGCTTTCATCTTAGGAAGATTACCAACGTCGATGTAAAAAATTCTTCTTTCGGGCGCGCGAGCTAGACGGTAAATTACAGTTGCATCTTCTAACATGCGAAGTTGATTGAACGGTTTCATTGCTTTATGCAAATGAGAAAGAACCATAGAATTACGCTCGTCTAACAATCCAGAATGAACGTGGCATATACTATCGGGAGAAATTTTCACACCCTGCGTGACAGTTCCCATGTTAGTATGTCCAGATTTATTATACAAATAGTATTCTTGAAATGGACGAACTACAGCAGATTTATCATTCTGCATAGCATCAGTTCTATTTGTAATTGGAACTCTGAGCTTTCTCATTCTTCTTGGATCAATATAACGAAGCTCTTTGATTCCTTCGCGAGGATTTTTTGAGTCAATCATCATATGGTAATATATTCTTCCATCAACATACCATCGTTGAAATATATCGTGAGCCATATTTTGAAAATCTAAAAGCGTCAGAAGTTTTTGAAATTCTTCTGTAAGTTTGGTTTTTACACGAGCGGGCTGATCTAATCTATCTAGATTTAGAGTGATAGGAAGTTGAGTTTTGTCATTGATGATCGCCTCGTTTACGATATCCTGTATCGCTAAATCGATATCTGGTTGTTGAGCCATTTGGCGATACTTTGTCACTAACTCAATTTCTGATTTTGCTGTTGATTCTAGATCAATATATGTGCCATATGATCCACCTGGCGCAATTTCAACTGCGCCATCTTCGTTGGGCTTTGGTACAAATGATGGGATAGAAATGGCTTCTTTTACTTCATCCTCAATTTTACCAATTTTAAAACCGAATAGTTCGAATGCCATTGTCGTCTCTCCAAAAAATAAATCCGCTAATACTAACTATTTAGCGGATTTATTTATGAACTAATTTTATAATTTATACGACTAATGTGCCAGTTGTAGTTGGTGCAGCAACTCTCCAGTAGTCATACGCAAATTCGCAACTAAACTCTTCGATAGCATCTGTATCCCAATTTACATCAATCGCTTGAAGATTGACTGGGAACAGATTAACGAACTCATAACTTCTAACAGGAACGCCAACCTTATTATATTGCGTAACTGTTGCAGTTGTTCTATATGATTGAGTTGTAGATAGTTGTGTTTCACGCAGATTCGCTTGATGGCGATTGATTGCGTTACTCCAAACTTCTAGTGCATGACGAACTTGAAAGTCTTCATCATTCAAAATCGTAGCAGTCCAGTTGGCAAAAGTTCTTGTTCCCGCTAATTTGATCTTACGACCAAAGTATGAGGCTTCGATAACGCTCAAAGAACTTTCGGGCATCTGTGCAGCTTTGCATGTGAAAGAAACTCTTGCTCCTATATTCGGAACACCAGAAGGCGTATCAATGATCACGCTGAACAGTGATGGTCGCGCGCCTCCTAGTGGTAATCCCGAAGAAGCGAACTCCGAAACATTAAATGTCATAAAATTCTCCCTTATCTAGTGTTCTAGAATTGTCCAACGACTTCGCTGAACTCTACGCCAGTTCTAACAGCTACGAAGTTTAGTTGTATAAAATTGATAGAACGAGCTGGTTTGATATAGATATCTCCAACAAATTCGTTACGATCAATCACTTCGCCAGTATTGTTCGAGCTATCGCAAACAACTCTGAAGTCGTAAATTCCACGACGTCCTTGAACATCACGCAAGAATGGCTCTACTATATTTCTAAACTGAGCACGCGTGAAATCGTCGTTGAATTCGAACAGAGTAAACTTTGCAGCAGTAGAAATCGCTTTTTCAAGAACGATAAACAATCTGCGAACGTTGATACGATCAAACGCTGACGGTTTTGCTAGCAAAGTTTTGTCGCCAAACAGAACCGTTCCTTGACCTGGGAATGTAACAACTGGATTTACGCCAGCTTTATACATCTGATCACGTTGACCTTTAGTCGCATTGAA